TGCTCCCCAATGCGGGCGCGCACACACGCACAGCGCGCACACGTATAGATATATAATTATTAGGTGTATTAGGTGTATAGGTGTATTTGGGTTGGTAGTTACTGACATTTCAATGACTTACGGATACACCTGATCGAACGGACATTAGGGGTATATCGGGTGTATCGAAATTTACGGGCCGTCGTCGTTCTTTGGAGCGTGACTAGAGTTGCGAATTCCCTTCACGCTCCGCGAAAATCGTTCACGTCGTGCTGATCGTTGCGAAAAGCAGTCTCTCTTGACGGGAGAGACGCTTTGCTAATAGTTGGCGGAATGTCCGACACCGTTCTAGCTAGTGACGCGCCCCGACGGCTAACCTCGCAGGAGGAAATTTTCGCCCAGGCCGCGATTACCATGAGCTATGCTGATGCTTATCGGATTGCCTGGGGCGACAGCGACAACGACGGTTCGCGCTGGGCCGCGCCCTCGCGAGTGGCGTGGCGTCCCCACGTCCAGCAACGAATTATCGAGCTGCAAAACGAGGCGTCGAAAAAGCTCAAGGTTGATCGCGATTGGTTGCTAAATTGGTGGTGGCTTCGGATGGTCTATGATCCGGCGGAGCTTACGGCCTGGGCGTCGGGGGCGTGCCGGCATTGCTACGGCGATGGTCACGCTTTCCAGTGGCGGACGCACGAATTCATGGACCGCGTCGCGCGAGCCGAATTGAGCGGGGAGCCCCTGCCCGATATCGGCGGCGGTTTCGGCTACAACGCCCAACGGCCGCCGCACCCCGGTTGTACAAATTGCGACGGCAAAGGCATCGGGCGCGCGGATTTCACCGACACGACCTTGCTGTCCCCGTCGGCCCGCGCGGCCTTCGAAGGCGTCGAACAAACCCGCGACGGTATCAAGATCCGGATGGCCGATAAGGTGAAGGCGGCGGAGAATTTCGCCAAGCTCTCCGGATTCGACGTCCAGCAAGTGCGGCTCTTTGTCGACGAGCTGCCCGACGACCCGGCCCTTGCCGCCCAGGCACGCGATACGGACGCCATCGCGGCCACCTACAAGCGATTCTTTGGCCCCAGCCACCGTTTGCAGTAGGTTGACCGTGGCGGGCCGTGCTGGCCATTCAGGACAACGCATGTTACATGCGAAAAGAGCTTGACCGTGTCGTCAACCGACCGTTAACGTCGCGCCCCATGACCGACTATGCCACACCCCGCGAAATCCAGCTTTGGGCCGCCCAGATCATGCTGGACCGCGACCCCGATCAAATCATCGGGCCGGAGGACAACCCTTACCTCTTGCGGTGGTTCGTGACGCCGCGCTCGCCCTTTGGGAATGTCTATCTCCACAAGATATTGCGGAGCGATGATGACCGGGCGCTCCACGATCACCCGTGGGAAAATCGTTCGCTGGTAATCGCCGGAGGCTATTGGGAGCATGTTTCGCCAATCACGAAATTTTGGCGCGGCCCTGGATCGAGTATTTCGCGGGGAGCTGATGCCGCCCATAGGCTGGAGCTGCCGACCTATCGTCTCCGCCCGGTGCCGTGCGTGTCGCTGTTCTTCACCGGCCCGAAAACCCGCGAGTGGGGCTTCCATTGCGAGGGTGGCTGGCGGCATTGGGAAGAATTCGACGTCCAGGGGTGCGAATGATGACCGACATTGCCCACCTCGCGCTCGAAATGCAGCAAGGCCGGTTCCCGGAGTGGTCCCCTCGCCTGATTATCCGCATAGGCGACGCCATCCGCGAAACGCTCGATCAACACGAGCTATTGCTAGCCGGCGAGCTGCCCCAGCTCATTGACGACGAAATGCGCCTTCGCGATATCCTCATAGCGTTCGGCGCGCTCGCCAAAGACGATCGCACGACCGGGCCGCTCGATCTCGTCGAAATCCTCCTACCACCCCAGGAGTCTTGATCATGAAAGCGGGCATTATCCTTGACGATTGGAAATTGCCGGTTTTTCGCAAGCGATTGACGGCGGCCGGGTACACCTACACCGACGCGGGCGGCCTCGCCCACGATACGACGGTTTTGACGGTCGAAACGGACAACGTCTTGGGGCTCAAATCGGTACTTGAGGCGTGCCAAACCGAGTGCGCGCGTACCGGTCGTCCCCGCTCGTAATGCTTCCCGTCTTCGATTGGAAACACCCTGATTACGGGCCGATCTTCGCCCATCGCCTGGGCGTCTATCGCGATATTAAGGATGACGTCGTTGCGCGTCTCCAGCTCAAGGCGTGGTACAAAGACCACCCGGCGGATTTCATCAACGATTGGGGCGTCACCTTCGACCCGCGGCTAGCGGCCAAGGGCGTTCCGACCGTGGTCCCCTTCATCCTGTTCGACAAGCAGCGCGAGTGGGTCGATTGGTTCCTAGAGCGCTGGGCCATGAACGAACCGGGCTTGACGGAGAAGAGTCGCGACATGGGCGTCTCGTGGCTGGCGGTCGCGACGTGTTCCACGCTGGCGAATTTCCGCGAGGGCCTCACCTTCGGGTTCGGGTCGCGTAAGGAAGAATATGTCGACAAGATCGGCTCGCCTAAGTGCCTGTTCTGGAAGGCGCGCCAATTCATGACCTATCTCCCCGCGGAATTTACCGGGGGATGGGATGCCAAGCGAGATAGCGCGCACATGCGCCTCTCCTTCCCCCTCACGGGCAGCACGATCACTGGCGAGGCCGGCGACAACATCGGGCGTGGCGATCGTGCGTCCGCGTACCTCGTCGACGAGGAAGCCTATCTTGAGCGCCCCCAGCTCGTCGAAGCCGCGCTCTCGCAAACCACGGACTGCCGGATTGGGATTTCGAGCGCGAACGGCATGGGCAACCCTTTCGCGGAGAAGCGCCACTCCGGGCGAATTCCCGTCTTCACCTTCCATTGGCGGAGCGACCCGCGCAAAGATGACGCGTGGTACGCCAAGCAATGCGAGTTGCTGGACCCTGTCACCGTCGCCCAAGAGATCGACATAAATTACAGCGCCAGCGTTGAGGGCCTCGTCATGCCCAGCGATTGGCTCCAGGCGTGCGTCGACGCCCATATCAAGCTGGGCTTCGAACCGACGGGCGCAAAAAAGATCGGATTCGACGTAGCCGACGAAGGGCGTGACAAGAACGCCGACGCTGGTACGCATGGCGTCGTCCTCATGCATCTGGAGGAATGGAGCGGCAAGGGCATGGATATCGCCGGCTCGACGCAAAAGGCCATGGGCCACGCGGACGATTTCGGTTGCGACGATCTCCACTACGACGCGGACGGCCTGGGCGCGGACGTCAAGGGCGCGGCGCGGCTACTCAACGACAAGCGCACCGAAGAAAATCGTCCCACCATATCGGTCACGGCTTTCCGGGGGAGCAACAAGGTTTTCGCCCCAAAGAGCGAGGACGTGCCCGGCCGTCTCAATGAGGATTTCTTCGCCAATCGTAAGGCGCAATCGTGGTGGGACCTACGTCGCCGCGCCTACAAGACGTGGCGAGCCGTAATCTTCGGCGACCCCTACCCTCACGACGAGCTTATGAGCTTCGATAGCGCCTCGCTCAACGCGCCCAGGCCCAGCGCGCCCTACGGCATCATGGGGCGAATGATGGTGGAGCTGGCTCAACCGACCTACAAAAAGAATGAAGCGGGCAAGCTGGTAATCAACAAAACGCCGGAGGGAATGAAGAGCCCCAACCTTGCCGACGCGGTCATGATAGTGTTTAGTCGCGCCTATCGCGCGCCGATGGCGGTTCGTGAGGAAGAGCTAGAGGAAATCTAGGCATGACCTTTCGCGCGCTGCGGCACGCCGTAATTCGCGCCCTGGGGGGCACGACCGACATGGCCCCAGCCGTGATCGATTATCGCAAAGGACCTCCTGTCGAACCACGCCGCGTCGCCGGCCTGGGGATGACCGATCAGGATATCGCAGACGCAACGCCGCCCGAACCGTCGGTGTCGGCCTATGCCATGCCGAAATCTCCGCCGTGGCTCCCGTCATCGGCCGGCGGCATCGCCATGGATAGCGCGGGAATGCCCCCCGCCCTCACCGCGGCGTCGCTTTATGCCTGGGCGGGCAATGGTGCCTTTGGTGAGGGCCTGGGCTTTCTGGGCTATCCCTATCTGGCGGAGCTTACCCAACGTCCCGAATATCGTCGCGTCTCCGAGATCTGGGCGGCCGAAGCGGTGCGTAAGTGGATCGAATTTAAAGGCGAAGGCGACCGGATAAAGAAAATCCAAAAATCCTTGGAGCGCCTCAAGGTTCGTGACGTCATTCGCCACGCGATCGAGCTGGACGGTTTCATGGGTCGCGCCCAGATTTTCCCGGATCTCGGCTACCATGACAACGACGGAGAGTTGCGCGCGATATTCGTCCCGAAGGCCAAGGTGGGCGTCGGCAAGCTCAAGGGGTTCACGGTGATCGAGCCGTTCTGGAGCTACCCTGGCTCCTACCAATCGACGAACCCCCTCGCCTCCGATTTCTACAAGCCGCGCGAGTGGTACGTCATGGGCAAGATCGTCGACAGCTCGTGGCTGATCACGATTGTTGGGCGACCGATGCCGGACCTTCTCAAGCCAGCCTACGCGTTCGGCGGCCTCGCCCAGAGCCAAATGGTCAAGCCCTACGTGGACAACTGGCTCCGCACCCGCCAGAGCGTTTCCGACCTGATCCACTCATTCTCGACCATGGTCCTCAAGACCAACATGGCGACAATTATTCAAGGTGCGTTGGGCGGCGCGAAGAAGCTGCTTGACCGTATCAGGCTCTTCAACCGCGGGCGAGACAATCGCGGCCTCATGGCGATCGACAAGGATACGGAGGAACTCGAGAATGTCTCGACCCCCCTGGGCACGCTCGACAAGCTCCAGGCCCAAGCCCAAGAGCAAATCGCCAGCGTCGCCGGCATTCCGCTTGTCGTTCTCCTGGGCGTCACGCCGTCGGGCCTCAACGCGTCGAGCGATGGCGAGATCCGCACGTTCTATGCGACGATTGACGGCTATCTCTCGCGGGTAATCAAGCATCCGCTCCAGTACATTATCGATTTGGTCCAGCTCGATCTTGACGGAACGATCGACCCCGACCTCACTTGGGATTTCATCCCCCTTTGGGAGACGCCCGAAGCGGAGAAGGCCAATATCCGCAAGGCCGACGCGGAAACCGATATCGCCTATTGCGCTGCCGGCGTGATCAGTAACGAAAATGTCCGAACGCGCATCACCACCGATCCGGAGAGCATCTATTACGGGATGACTCTGGAAGAAGGCGAACCGCCGGCCGATCCGACCTTGGAAGACGATCTCGACGAGGAAGACGATCAGGAGGACGCGGACGGCGGCGGAGAGCCGGGAAAACCTAAAGGGGGCGTCACGCTCCCCAAGCTCCCTGCCCAGGATGCCCAGCCGGGCGAATTCGACGAAGGAAAGCATCCGCGCGCGCCGGACGGCAAATTCGGTTCGGGCGCTGGAGGTGGTGGCGCGCCCGCGGAGAAACCCAAGGGTGCCGTCGCGCCGGCTGTTCAATCGATCCTGGGCGACGAGGGCGTAACGCGGCTCCGCGAGCTGATCGCGGACAAGCAGAGCAAGGCGGCCGACATTATGGCCGTTCTTAAACCGCTCGACGAGGTGGGGCACAATATGACCCCTACCCTCCCTCACGACACGACCCCGACCGATTCGTTTTGGCAAGGGCGCACCTACAGCGTCGACGGCAAGCCCGCGACGATTCAGGAGGTAGGCGAACACCTCGCGGCTACGGCCGAGCATTACGCGGGGCCTGGGGGCGTCAAGCAGCAACGCCGCGCGCGTATCCTCCTGGGGCCGCCGGCCGCCGGCAAGTCAACCAGCGCGGAAGAGATCGCGCGTCAAGGCGGCTATGCGATCGTGGACGGCGACGACGCCAAGAAGGTCATTCCAGAATTCGAGGGTGGCGTGGGCGCGAGCGCGGTTCACGAGGAAAGCTCGTATATGGCGGAAGCGGTGTTGGCGGACCAACTCAAGACCGGCAACAACGTCATTCTCCCGCTCGTGGGCGGCAAGCCGGGCTCGATCGAAAAGCGAATCAAGGTGTTGCGGGACGCCGGCTATGACGTCACCGTGGATCTCGTCGATGTTAACGAGGATGAAGCCGCGCGACGGATGGCTGGGCGCGCCATGAGGACCGGCCGCCATATCTCGTCGAGCTATTTCGCCTCGATTGGAAACGGCCCGCTCAACACCTATAATTATCTCAAGGATAAGAACCCGGATCTTGGGTTCGGAAGGATCAACGGCAATGGCGGACACAAAGAGGAACGATACGAGGAAGCCAGCAACCACCCCGACGCTACCCCCGGAAAGTCCCTATTCGGAGGAAGCTAACGAGCGACAGGTGGAATATTTGGAGGGACTTGTTTCGGGCGCGGTGCCCTCTCCCTTTTCCGGAGAAGCGGGTAAAAAGGGCTGATAATTTCGCCGTCGAGTATTTTGCGGAGGTACTCGACACGCCGCGCCTCGTTTTCTTCATCCTGGGGCATTGCCCAGTTTCCTTTCGATAGCGTCGACAATCCACGTATTGCGATCGGGCAAGAGGCCGGCGGCCGTCATGCGCTCCAGTGTCGCCACCGGAATACGCACGAGGACCGCGGCGCGTTCGCCTTTCTTGGCAGGGTTCGGCATCCTTGATATCTAGCCTCGCGCCGCGAGGAAGGCAAGGACCGCCTGGGCCGCCCGCTTCCCGTTCGGGGTTAACTGGCGTTGCCATGCGCCCAAGCTCGGAGCCCAGCGGAAGGCGTGGCGCTTGAGCTGGGCGATAACGTCGGGGTCAGGCTTGCCGTCGAACACGAGCTGGACGCGCTCCAGTGCCTCATTCTCGACGTACCGGCCGCCGTCGAAGCCCCTCCCCTCCACCACGGGAGCCGCGGCGATCACCGCGCGTCGTTCGGCAAGGCGAAGCTGTTTCTCCGCCCAGGCTCGCGCTCCATTGGCGAAGTCGAGATATTCGCCCAGGCGGGCGTACTCGACGTCCATCCGCTTCCGGTTGCGATCGGCCGGGAAATTTGCCGGACCCGTAATCATGGGGTTCGCGGTGCGCGCGCCGGCCGCCTGATACTTCGCCCACTTGGCGACGAACCGCGGGAACCACCGCATGACGAGCAAGGGAGCCTGGGGGCCGGCGGCGTGTTTGATCGCAGCGATACCGTTGAGGGCGGCGTCGACCGCGTCGTCTAAGGCCCGCTCGGCGCGCTTTCCCGGATCGAAGGTCCGCCAATTGAAGCTGGAGACGAAGGCTTCCGCGCCGCCCATCCGGGCGACGAGGCAAGCGAGGATCGGGGTGTATGGGTGTGCCATGATTAAGCCTCCTGGGGTTCGACGACGCGGACGTAAGGACGGCCGCCCATGGTGCTGATCACGATCAGCGCTGCGGTACGGACGTCGATCCCTTCCGCGATGTTGAGCGCCTCCGCGTGACGGTCCATTTCGTCGTAGGTGTCCGCGTGCGCCCAGTGTTCGGGGATGGGGATATATCCGGGCTCATTGGCGACCGCCACGCCCAACCGCGCCGCGTAACGCTCGCCATTGACGTTGACGAAACACCACACCTTGCCGGCGACTGCCGCGTCTAGGCCGCATTCGAAACGACCCTCAATGGTGAATTCCTTCATTTGCCGTGTCCTTTCAAAAGAGCGTGGATCATACGTGCTTCGCGTCCGCCGACATGTGCCTTGCGGCGGGCCTGGGCGATGGCGGCTTCGACGGCCTCCGCGTTGTAGCGGGGAGCTTGGGGTTCTTTTTGCATCAACCGTTCCTTTCGATCTACTTGATATCAAGTTATGGCTTTGCCGTCAAGCTCTTTTTCACCTGATTTCGCCAAAAATCTCGCTCGCCGCGGAGCATCTGGCCAACCGGGTTTTTCGCGTCGAACATGCGGGCGGTGCGAGTGAGATTGTCCAGGATCTCGGCCGCGCCTTCGAAACCGTGATCATTGAGCCACTCGCGCCCTTCGCGGATGCCGGCGAGGTATTCTTGCGTCACCTGGGCCATGTCAGAGATACCCGTAGAAGCGGATACCGGCGAAAGAGCCGATCAGGTCGAGTCCTTCCAGCAAGAGTCGCCCGGTCGCGGGAACCCAATAATCCGCTGGCTGTCCGTTCCAACCGACGGTGGGCATTTCGGCCGCTTCCGCCGCGACGATATTGGTGCATTCATAGTCACGGCCAGCGTAATTGCGGTTGCGGAAGATCGGCATATTATTTCCCCTTCGGAAGGTGACGGGCGATTTCCTCGTCGGTCATGCTGTCGAGCGCGATCAGGCAGGAACCGCCGGCCCGGAGGACCATCACGGTGCGAACCCCGTCGATCTTGCCCTTGTAGTCGCGGTGCATGGCGCGATAGATTTGATCGAGCTGCTTCTCGCGTTCCGTCTTCATGGCGGTAGTCTCCATCGGTGATGCTTGATATCTAGTGTAAGCTTGATATCAAGTCAAGAGGGAAAATGCGCCGACGAGAAAATTCCTTGAGGCCCTGCGGCCAAACCGGTACGCTGGGGCTTCCTGGGGTGAGGGTATTTTGAAATGACGCTCGTAACCGCAAATCTCATCGTCGTGAAAGACCCGGAAACCGGGATAGTTCGGGAGGCGATGCCTGTAACGAACCCCGACGGCAGTCTTGTAGGCGGCGGTGGGGGCGGCGGAGGCGGCGCGGGACCAACCGTTACCGATTACAGCGCCGTCTTAACCGGGGCTAGCGACACGATCGTTACGGCGGGACAAGCCGCTCATTACCTCGCTATTCAGAACCCAACCGGCAATGCCGACGTCACAGTCAATATCGCGGGCGGCGACGCCACCACCGGCGGAATCGTGCTGGTAGCGGGCGGTTCGCTCACCATAGACTTCGGGGTGGCCAATGCGGTCACGATCGCAGGCACGGCCGCTCAATCTGTTATCGTGTTCGCCGGCTAAAGGATTCAAAATATGGGCATCAATAACCCCACCATCCCATTCAATCCTATCCCCAACCCGGTCGCGGTAACTAGCGCGACGGTGCCGGTGGACTTGGACCCCAACGTGCGTTTCTATAACGTCACGAGCGGCGGTACGGCCGGCGTCGAGGGCCTCAACATCAACGGCCCCGCGGTGGAAGATACGGGCGTCAACGCCGCTTACGTCGGGCAACGGATGGTGGTTTATTTTCTCTCCCGTACCGACAATGCCGATCGTGTCCACATGTCGCACAACACGTTCGAATATTTCGCCGTTTACGCGAACAGCAATAATGCGAATATTGGACCCCAGGCCGTCAATCCGATCGTATTGACCAATGAGGGTGATTTCGCGACATTCGTTTTTACCGGGTATTACTGGTATTTCGACTATTTCAACTCGAATGTACCTTTCACCACGGTTGAAAACGACGTCAATTTGCAGGGCGATTTTGGCGGAAACGTCAACATCACCGGGGGCTATACGGGAAGCACCGCGGGCGGCGACGTCATCATTCAGGGCGGGTCCGGTACTAGCGTTGGGCTCGTCAAGATGCCCGCGCTTCCCACGGCCGACCCTCACGTATTGAACGCGCTTTATCTGTCGGCCGGGGCCTTGATGGTTTCCGCCGGGTAAAAACGATGGCCGACGATAAGCCACGGTCGCAAATCGGCGGAGTGCGCGTCACCGCTCAAGGCAAGCGGCTATTCGAGCGTGTTCGTGCCGCGGGCAAGCCGGTCGATCTCAAGGCCGTCCGTCCGTCGGCCGCGATCAGGGCCGACTATCAAGCGCGCCTGGACAAGCTCGTCGACGACATGAACGCCAGTATCGTCTATTGGATCTCTGCGCGGTATCGAGCGAACCCGCCGGCCGCCCTCGCCATGGACGCAAGCCCCGCCGAAGAGTTGCGCCGCGCGGTGCGCCGGCTCTCGCGACGGTGGCAACGGCGATTCGCGGAGTTGGGGCCGAAGCTCGCCGCATATTTCGCCCAGGACGTCGCCAATCGAGTCGACGCGGATTTGAAGAAGGCGCTCAAGGACGCAGGCTTCACGGTCGATTTCAAGCTCACGCGCGCCCAGAACGATGCTCTAGCCGCGACCGTCAACGAAAATGTGGCGCTGATAAAAAGCATTGGCCAGCAACACTTTACGCAAGTTGAGGGCTACGTCATGCGCGCCGTCCAAGCGGGTTCTGACCTAGGCACGCTGGCGAAGGAGCTGGAGGCCGGCTACGGTATTACGAAGCGTCGCGCCCAGAATATCGCGCGCTCTCAAAACTTTATGGCCAACTCGACCATGGTCAAGGTTCGCCAGCGCGAATTGGGCATCACCAAGGCGAAATGGCTTCACAGCGCCGGGGGCAAAACGCCCAGGCCGGAACATGTGGCATTTTCGGGTAAACTCTACGACGTCGAAAAGGGCGCGTTCCTTGAGGGAAAATGGACTTGGCCCGGCCGCGAGCCCAATTGTCGGTGCGTTTCGATCAGCGTAATTCCGGGGCTTGAGGACCGTTAAAATCGGGCGTACACCGTCGGCCCCGCCCCTCGCGGGAAACCTCAACGGAGAAGCCCCCACATGGACATTTTCGCCCGTATCGCTGCCGCGCTCGCCCTTCTGGCCAGCGGCGCAACTCGAACCGATCCCACCGTTCTGGAACACCTCCAGGCGATCGACCAGCACCTTGTCGACACCGACGCGCACGAGGCGGCCGACAATGCCGACGAGAGCGCCCGGCTCGACGTGATCGAAGCGGGCCTCCAGACGATCGCCAATGCGCTCCCCGCGCCGCCGGCTCCCGTCGAAGAGACGCCCACGCCGGTCGAAACGCCGGTGGACGAAACGCCGACGCCGGCAGACCCGACGACTCCGGTCGCACCGGATCACCCCACCGGAGCTTAAATTTTAAGCTCTGTTCGGGACGGCCGTCGCGAGGTATCGTGGCGGCCGTTCTGCATTTGAAGGTGGCGGGGAATGACCGACAGCACGCTTGTTGACCTCGTCAAGGTCTTTATCAACACCCAAGGGACCGGCACGCTCGCTCTGGGGTCCGCCCTCCCCTCCTTTCGTGGCGTTGAGGCCCTCGTCGACGGGCTGATCTACGATTACTCGATCCAACAAGGCGCAAATTTCGAGTACGGAACGGGCACCTTTACAGCCGGCGACGGCACCCTCACGCGCGGCGTCCAGGCGTCCAGCTATGGCGGCGCGCCCATCCCCCTCGTCGCCAATGCCGTTTGCACCTTTACCGCGCTCGCGTCTTCCTTGCTACGTCCCGGCCCACAAGGGAATATCGGCCCGCGCGGCATCGGCGTCCCAACCCCCGTGACCATCATCACCGGCGATTACACGTTGCTCGCGACGGACGTCGAAACCTACCTCCTATTTCAGAACACCGGGGGTCCGGCCGTTCTTACCGTGCCGTCAATCTTTGACGTCGCCCTCCCGCTCGATAGCGTCATTTTCTTCGAACAGAATAGTGCGAACGATGTTACGCTTGCGCCGGCGGATGGCGTCACGCTTAATAGTCGCGGCGGCTTTCTTAAGACCGGCGGTCAATTTGCAGTTGGACAAATCAAACAGGTCCAGGAGGATATTTGGACCGTCATCGGGGACATGACGACATGATCATTCGCGGCATGGCGATGGATCGCCGCCCCACCCCAAATTATGAGGCCAAGCCGGGCCTCGCGTTCGATCGTGCATCTGTCCGGACCTATGACAAGGACGGTCGTCTCCACGTATCGGTCACGCATATCAGCAAGGCCACGGTTGACCTTTATTACGGTCGCGAGATCCCCGGATTTGAAGAGTTGGGGCTGATCGCGGAAAAAGCGTATTATCTCCTTCGCGACCCGGAAGAAATCGCTAAGGCGGCTTCGACCTTCAACAATCTCCCCATCCTTAATCGGCATATTCCCGTCAATGCGGAAGCGCCACAACAGGAATATGTTGTTGGTTCGACGGGCACCGACGCGGAATTTTCCGCGCCATATCTCGACAATAGCGCCGTCGTTTGGGTCAAGGACTCAATCGAGCTGATTGAGAGCGACGAACAAAAGGAATGGTCGTGCGGGTATTACTATACGCCCGACATGACGCCCGGCAATTTTAACGGGTTGCGTTACGATGGCGTTATGCGAAATATGATCGGCAATCACGTTGCATTGGTGAAGGACGGACGTGCCGGACCCGATGTTGTCGTTGGCGATGAAAAACCGGAGCAAGTGGGCACCATGGCAAAGATCAATTCCCGTCGGGCGCTGATGTTGAGTGGCGCAATCGCCGCGCATATCGCGCCGAAGCTCGCGATGGACGCTAAGGGCGTCGACCTCTCCGGTGCGCTCAAGGGCGTCACCGCGAAGACGCTGGGCAAGTCGGTCAATGCGGTCGCGGGTCGGGTCATGGATTCGCTCAAGGGCGTGAAGCTCGCCCAGGACGAATCGGTCGACGTGGCCGACGTCGTCGCGATCATCAAGGCGGTCGACGGTGCGGATCTGGGCAGCGAGCCCGACGAGATCGCGTCCGACGATGACGACGAAATGATGAACGAACCGCCCGCCGTCGACGATGACGGCGACGCCATGTCGAAGATCATGGCTTTCCTCAAGGGCAAGCTGTCCGACGAAGACATGGAAACGATCGCCGGCATGTGCGGCGGTGGCACCACGACGGCCGACGATGACGCGCCCCCTCCCCCTCCCGGCGGCAAGGCCCCCGACGACAAGGACAAGCCCGCCATGGACGCCAAGGGTGTCGCACGTATCGTCAACGAAATGCGCGAAGCGGAGCGGCTCGTTGAGCCCCATATCGGCCGCGTCACGACCGCCCAGGAGAGCCCGGAGGCCATTTACAAGATGGCCCTGGACGCCAAGGGCGTCGACACAAAGGGTGTTCCCCCCACGGCGTTCAAGGCCATGGTCGGGATGCTGGGGCAAAAGGTTGCGGCTCCGGGCGGCGGCCTCGCGCTCGATCACAAGGCGGGAGCGAGCGATTTCGACAGTCGCTTCCCCAACGCCCATCCCATCCTCGCGTCGTAAGGGGCAACGCAAATGACCGGTTTTCAGACTTTCGTCAACACGGACCTCCCCGTTGCGGTCGAAGGCGATTTCGCCTCCGCCAATCCGCGCGCGTCCATGCTTTCGATCGGGTCGCAGCTCGTCGCCGGTTCGGCGGGTGTCGTCGTCGGTCGCTTCGGCCGCGCGCTTCTAGCGGACGGCTCGATCACGAATGCCAAGCCGGCCGGCGCGAGCCGCCTGGGCTTCATCCATCGCGACCAACCGGCGTTGATCACGGGTTGGCTCCAGCAAGCCTCCATGGTCGTCCAGGCCGGCTTGGAAATGACCATGTTCGACATGGGCGATTTCTGGGCTCGATTCGCGGGCGGTGCGGCAGTCGGGCAGAAAGTGTTCGCTTCCAACCTGGACGGCGCGGCGGAAGCCGGCACGGCGGGTTCGCCTCCGGCGGTCAACAGCTTCACGGCGGCGGCCGGCGCGGCCTTCACCGGCTCGATCGCGACCAACGTCCTTACGGTTACGGCCGTAGCCGACGGCGCGCTTTCGGTCGGGGACCTGATCACCGGCGCGGGCATCATCGGCGACGTCTTCATTTCGTCCCTGGGCACGGGCACCGGCGGCACCGGCACTTACAACCTGTCCGCCACGCCCGGCACGATCGCCAGCGAAGCCATGGTCGCGAGTTCGACGGTCATGATCGTTTCGGCGGTCGGCTCCGGCACCCTCGTTGCAGGTCAAGAGCTGTCCGGCACAGGCGTTACCGCGGGGACCGCCATCGCGGCCCAGCTCACGGGCTCGGCCGGTGCGGCCGGCCGCTATTCGATTTCGCCGCGCTCGCGCTTCGCGTCGACCACCGTTGCCGGCTCGGATGCATCGGAAAGCATTTTCTATGTTCATTCGGCGTGCGCGCCGGGCGAATTGGCGATGATTTCCGACCGTCCGGTCACGCTGTAATCCTCAAGGGTAGGGGCAAATAAAATGGATCGTGGGCAGCTTGCAGTTTTGGAGGGTCGCGGGATTATCCCGTTCGCCCCTGGCTATGCCGCGTCGGGCGAATATTCGGAGCCGGATTGGGCGCGTGACTTCGCGCTCGCGATGGACGCGCAACCCGCCCTCGTGACCACTCCGAACGCGGGTATCCCGGCGTATCTGGCGAACCTCCTGGACCCGGAAATCGTCCGCGTCCTCGTCTCGCCGCTCAAGTCGGTCGAGATCTACGGCGAGACGAAGAAGGGCGATTGGACCCTCCTGTCGACGCAATTCCCGCTCGTCGAGAATACCGGCGTCGTGTCGTCCTATGGCGATTTCAGCAACAACGGCTCGTCGGGCACCAACATCAATTGGGTGCCGCGCCAGAGCTACCATTTCCAGACCGTCACCGAATGGGGCGAGCGCGAGCTGGAAATGTACGGCCTCGCCAAGATCAATTACGCCAACGAACAGAATATGTCGTCGGTGATGACCCTGGAGCGTTTCCGCAACAAGGCCAATTTCTTCGGCATCAATCGCCTCCAGCTCTACGGTGCGCTCAACGACCCGTCGCTATTCGCGCCCATCCTTCCGACCGTGAAGACGGCCGGCGGGTACACCTGGGCCGTGGCGACCGCCCAGGAGATCTACAACGACGTCCTGTTGTTGTTCTCACAGCTCCAAAAGCAGCT